TCTGTGTATCTTGGGATAGTCATCAAGGCTGCAAATTTACCTGTGTTAGAGACATTTGAATTTGCATTGTTTAAAAACAGACTTGAGCCAGTTGTAAAATCGGCTTGTACTCCGGCTGCCGCATAATAAATTCGATGATCCGTGTAAAGATTGGTGCTGATTCCATTCATTCTTAAAGTCACAGCTCCCACCGCTGCCGATGTCACATCTTTGATGTAAATAAAGAGATTTTTGTAACTCTGTGAAATCGAGCCAACTGTCACGCTTGAACCTGTCATTGCTGTGGTTGATAATAAAGTTAAACCCCCGGCCGCGGGCGTTGTCCATGCTGGGATTCCACCGGCCACATTCAACACTTGCCCCGCGCTTCCAATGCCAAGGCGAGCCGGCGTTGATCCGCTTGATGAATAAATAATGTCACCGGTTGTGGTCATTGGGTTAGTCATTCCAGCTGCATCAGCTGACCAGACAAAATCCATGTCTGTGTTTGATGCTTTTGCTAATACTTGACCTGTTGTGCCGCCTTTAAGATCCATCAAAGCTGTATCAACAGCCTGACCAAAAACCTCAAAGTCAGCTGGCAAATCCGTGACCAAATCTGTGGCCGTTGGCATCTGCCATCCGTAATTGCTCGTTGGATTGCTCATGTTTTCTCCTTACGCCACAATCGTGGCATTGATCCAATCCAAAGTTGGATTGACTGTGCTCCATTGCTCTAACACCGGCACATCGTTCCATCGCATTGCCTGCAATGAAAATGAAATTGGTGACAAAATCATGGAAACGCTAACTTGATTGTATCTTGCCGAAAATGTCCAGCCTTCAACAAAACCCAAATAATCGCCAGAATTCATGTTAAGTGGCAAATCGCTAATCTCAACGGGCATCCCCATAAATACATTGATGAGATCATCTCGGTCGGCATCATCTAGCTCCGGGTTGGTGAGCTCATAGGTTATGTTGTTAAAATTAAAGCGTGGATAAGCTCTTAAAGCCAGGTAAAAATTGGCCTGATCCTCAGCATCGTGCAAATGCCTCAATGTCGTTGTAAAAATTTGAGATAATTGGCCATAAAGCCCAATCGAAGCAATGTCGCTGGCACTTGTTTCATTGGTACTGTTTTGGCCGTATTGAATTGTTATGTTGTTTCGCACATCGCCTGTTCGCGATTGGATGCTTAAACCTGATGCCAAAGCATGGTTGGCTGTTAGCTCCACATAACCATTGGCCTGCAAATAAACTGTTCGGTGTGTCGAATCGGCATAGCCAATTTGCCCGGTCGGCGATTCATACAAATAACCTAATCCGCTGCTCGCCAAAGCTGCAACCAATGAATAAACATCTGTGCGGCTAGATGATCGTTGTGCAAGCTCATAATTGCCCGGTGTGTCAATCTCGCCTAACCCGGTGTTTTCAGCATCCTGCCATTGTGTTGTTGGATCATAGGTTGCCCATGTCAATGCAGCTGGTACTTGTTGCCATGAGGCAAATAAAACCTCGCTAAGAATTGCCAGAATTTGATCACCATCAAAGTCATGTGGCAAAACGCCATCTGTCAATGCCTTTGGCAATCTGGCCAATGCACCCAAAGCGATGATGTTGATGCGCTGTGCATAATCGACCGATCCAACTTCGGCCACCGAAATGCCAACATCGACAACCGAGCCGCCAAAGATTGGCACATAAGTCGCTGTGGAATCTTGCAGCTCAATAGTCAAAGAATCGTTGATCTGAATAAGCACATTGGATTGATCAAGGTTGATGATTTCCAAATTGGTATAACCAGCCTGTGCTTGCTCATAAATGTTTGTGCGACCGCTGGTTATTGTGAGGTTGGCCAAAATAGCTGTTGTGTATTGCACACCGCCAATAGTTACTCGCCAAACGGGATTAAAAATAGTCATAATGAGTTAACCAATTCCGACTAAATTAGTCGCGCCGCCGGTACCTCTAAAAAAACTGTTGTTTTGAGCGTTATTTATTGCTCGCGTAAAACCTTCCTCATCAATAATTGATGGCGCATTGACATTGACCACGACTGTTGGCTGGCTTGAAGCGGCCATAATTCCGGCAAGCGTACTGGTATTAACGCCCGATGTGCCAAAAGCAAATGGCTGATTTGAAGCTGCCATAATTCCAGCCAATGTTGTTGTGCCGCTAGTAAAATTATCAAAAGCTCCGGCAATGTCTGTCACAATGTCTCCGGCTTTTTTTGTGACAATTGCGGCATTTGTTATGACAGCTGCGGCACTCGTTGCCGTTGTCGTGCCTGTTGTGGTGCCTGTTGTGGTGCCTGTTGTGGTGCCTGTTGTGGTGCCTGTTGTCATTGTTGAACCGGTACTCATGCTGAAATTACCTAGTGGGCCAGTTGAGGTTGAGCCTGTGCTGTCACCAATTTTTTTGACCGGCTGGATGTCGGGTCCTGTCTTTATTAAATTAAGCCCGCGAATAACTAAATTGATGCCGTCAATGGCCGTGTTAATCAAAGGCTTAATTGCAGCTAAAACCTTTGCAAAAACAGTAATTAAGACTTCAGCAATGTCACCTATAACACTTAATGCACCACCGATGGCTTTGCCAATTAATGGAGCAATAAATTTCACAACATCCCAAAATTCTGCAAATTCATCCTTGCTGTCCATAACGGCTTTTTTGACACTATCAAAGATTTTCTTTACACCTTCAATGATCGGTGTAAATGTGTTTTGTAATGTAGTTCCAACATCGCTCACAATTTTGCCAAATCCATCGCCTTCGGTAAGACTAAACGCGGCTGAAAATGCTTGAATTGCAGGTAATGCGTTTTCGTTGATAAATCCCAAAAGTTTGTCAAGAATTGGCAAAAGAGCTGTGCCAACTGTTTCTTGAGCTTCATTAAATGCAACTTGTACGCGAGCGATTTGGCCCGCATAAGTGTTGGCATTGGCAGCTGCCGCACCACCAAATAAAGTAGTCAAGCGACCTTGCACCTGTTCAAAAGTCATAGATTTCAATTCGGCAGCTGATAACCCAATGCCTAATTTGCCAAGTGCTGCCGTATTGCCGTCATAGGCTTTTCCCAAACTATTTGCAACAGCTTCCAAAGGTTTTCCAGTTGCCGCGCTGATGTCCAAAGCTGTTGAAAGTAGATCCTGTGCTTTTGTAATGTTTCCAGTAGATAACACCAAACGCTGTAATGCTGGCCTTAAATTGTCATCTGCAACACCGCTGGCCAATGACATTTTAAGGATGGAATCCTCGGTTGCTTTGATTTGTTCATTTGTAGCACCGGTGGCATTTTGTAATGCCAAGGCCAATTGTGTTTGTGCCTTTTCATCCTCAATGGCAGCTTTAACACCATCAACAGCTAATTTGCTTGCATAAGCTGCGGCCGCTGCTCCAGCTACGGCAAAAGCAGCACCGGCTTTTTTTGCAAATCCACCCAGCTTCGATCCAAATCCTTCAACCTCAGTTGATCCGGTGTTAAGACTTTTTTTGAGTTGATCTACATCGCCAAGAATTGAAAGCTTGAGTGTTCTTGATTGACCGGCCATCACCACTCCTTCAAAATCTTAGTAAAGGCGGATTCCCATTGGGCAATTATGTGAGGCTGTTCGGCTCTGAGTGTTGGATAGATAAAATAGCCTCGCGATCCGCGACCTTCACGGCCTGACCAGACCGGAAATTGTTTAAATTTATTTGATCCAAATTCATAGCCGCCCCAAAGCTGTTGAGTTGTACCGCCGCCGCTAAATTTTTGAGAAACAAAGCCAAAACTGATCTCGCCAATTTTTGATGACTTACTAACACGCGATCCTTGTGCAATACGAATTGCCGCTTTATTTGGGCGGCCTCCAGCTACGGATGTGATTTTTGATTGCAGGTAAGTAGCCAATCCGTTTGAAACGCCTTTGGCCTCTGCCACAGCTTGTTCATCCATAGCTTTAAAAGCTCCGATGATTCCGCGCAAATCGGCCTTGTCATAGGTTATTGTCTCAGTTGCCATTTCTGATCCTCACTATCTCTAAAGCGGTTAAAACATCCTCAGCTGTTTGAAATTCTGATCTTGACAATCCTGTGACAATAGCCAATTCCCAAAGAATCCGGTTTATTGATCCGGACTCGTAACTTTTGGGTTTTCGCTTTCTCCCATGTTTATGTCAGTTACAGTTTCGCACCACACTTCAAATGGCTTGACAGGTTTGCCGGCTGCCTCGCGCTTGCTTGCGTGATACGCCAAAAACATCAAATCAGCAATGCCTAATTTCTCGGACACTTGCTGGATTGTGTTTCCAGTTTTTTGTTCCCATTTCATCCACTCCGGTGGGAGCGCGGTATAGGTTGCACTCTCACCGGATGCGAATTCAATTGTGATTGCTAGTTTCATTCTCCCGATTCCTTATCTGTTAGCTAATTGTTAAGACCGGTGTTGTAACACAGGTAAAGGCTAGTGAAACAGTTTGTGCATCTGGAGCCGTACCGCCGGCAGATGGCAAGATTGGCTGCACATCAAAAGCAAATGATGCGCCTGTATCTGCCAGAAATACCACAGGCAATCCGGTGTTTGGAGCGTTTGTTGCAGATGTCCAAAGTGCCTCGCACAATGATGATGCCGCGCCCCAATCTGCAAGCATTTCGACAGCAAATGAGCCTTGAGTGTCTGTTGTAAAATACGCCTTGCCATCGAGTGTTTGATAGGTGTTGATTGTTGAATCAACAGTTAATGTTGCTGATGTGGCTTGAGCATCAAAATCATCACCATCAATGGTGAATGTTATGTCTCTGCCGGTGATGATTGTTGTTGGCATGATTTCTCCTTAGTCGGTGTAGTAGGTGCTGACTTGTAAATCGGCCGTAAGATACTTACCGGCACCGACTTCCAATGGTTGAGGTTGATTCACATTGCCGACAACATAACCGCTGGGCATTGTGCCGATGATACTGATCATCAATTGTTCCAAATTATCTAAAGCTGCGGCATTGTTAGAATAACCGACAACGCCTGTCACAGTCAGATTTATTTTAACCTTTGTGGTCGCGCCATTGATCAGCACGCTCTCAAGATACGGCGCATCCGGGATTAAACAGATGCTTGGAGATGTCATTGTCTCTGGAATTCCGTTGTATACATTGGCCGCTATGGTTGAAAGTGCGGTCTGCAATGGTGTGCGGATGTCGGTTTCGATAGTCATTGACACATAGTTTCGACATCAAGAAACGGGCCTAAAAGCCCGATGACTCTGTTGCTAAGACTCCGGCCTAAAATGAATGGGCTCGGCTGAAAATTATCTGACATGATCTGATTGCCGGGAGCTGTGATACTTTGAAAAATCTCAACAGCTACAACCAAGATTGCGTTTTCAATTGGTGGCGTGTTTGCATAAAGCGATGCGGCTGATCCACCGGATAAAGTAGCCAAAGCGTTAGGAATAAACGGCAATGGGTATGTTCGATCAGCCGCCGCTGTTGCAGCTGTAAAGGTGTAAGGCTCAATACGATCATCGGTGACTGTATAGGTCGCGTTGTAGGTTCCGGCCCCGGTTACAACAACAGATTGACCCGGCACAAAGTAATTTGGCCGCATTGTGGTGAAATAAATGACGGAATCAGTCACATTGGCAAAAGTCACCGATGATTGGTATTGCGTTAGTAAAGGCAAAATGGTTTGCTCAGCCGAATCAATAAATGATTCAAGCTGTGCATCTGAGTACAAAGAAACCGAGACACCAAGAATTTGTCTCAGCTGTGCAGCTGTAACGATTGCCGGCATCTCGGTTCCTTTCGTATAAGTAGCGTTCGGGAGCGACCGCTACCGATGATCAGTTA